AGCTCTACATCTACATCAATGTATTCTAGGTTTTTAGATGTAAGAATTTGTTTTGCAATTACGCAGTTTGGGCAATTGTCTTTTGAGTAAACAATGATGTTCATTCCAATTTTCCTTCGCGCATATCGCGCATGTATTGTCTTATCCTCATCGGAGCGCCCGGTCCATACAGACGTTCCGTCCTTTCTATTGCTTGGTTGACCCAAGTCTTGTCTTTATTCCATTGCCATGTGCGAAACAGCATGCGAGCTTCGCCCATTTCCAGTACTCTCCTGTCTAGCAGTACATCGTCCTGTTTACGATATTTCTTTGGCAGCATTTAAAACCCACATCTTTTTGTCCTTCACAATTTTCTCATTTGTGGACAGATGTGCCAATACGCTGTGAACCTGTCGCCATGTCCAGCCAGTAATTTCAAGCATCTCTTGACGGGTTAAACCACCGTGTTCTAACAGCTTCATCATTGCATAAGTTCTTGTCATTGTTTTCTTTCATTTGTTTGCGAATAGGACAATTGCGTCCTTGGATGCAATCGTATGTGCAGCAATCCATGCCACTTGATTTGTTAAATCTGTCTCTCAAGATTTGTTTACCAAGGTTGCTGTGCTTTTCTACTTCGTTAAAAGCTTCTTCTTCTTCAAGTGTCCAATCAATCATAGTAATCCCAGTCCTTTATTCGTTGTAGCAAACTCACCAAATACTTTTAAGACATTTTCGTCATACGCCATTGCCGCTTTTTCTTCGTTGTCAAAAATTCCTATATATTTGTTATTTACACAAACTTGCCATTTATTTTTTTTCTTTGTAACACCTTTAAATTTGCTTGTTCCATTTACTTTTGGAATTCTATTTAAACAATTTATTAAAGATTCTACTATTCTTAAATTTTCACGCCTATTGTCCGTTTTAATTCTGTTTATATGGTCAACAATTTGTTTAGGTTTTGCTTTTGATACTAAACGATGCAACATAATTTTTTTTTGAACACCATTAATTCTTGGTGTTTGTGTTCTTATATATCCCCTTTTATTAATATGCCAGTTGTATTTAGAAATTATTTCTAAATCTTCTGAACTAATTAATATTTCAGTTCCACATGATGCTTTAATTGATGTGCTCACAATGGACTTTCCTCAAAGTTGTCAGGGTTGAACTTAGGCTTTCGCTTGTCATTGTGCTTTGGATTAGGAAACGGTGGAAAAGGCCAGTTCATACTTTTGCCTTTCTCAGTTCTGCCATCTTAGCCAATGTCTCCAAAGATGGGGGGGCTGCTTTTTTGGCATCAGCTTTAATTTTCTCCAAAGCTGGATCAGGTGTGTTTGTCATGGGAACTGTAGTTCTGACAATATCGGCAGGGTTTTGCTTTGGTGCGTTTGTACTTCTCACCCAATTACGCCAAGTAGCAAACCAATCTAACTTCACACCCTTCTGACCTGCTTGGGCTATCCAATAATCTTTAAATTGATCAAAGGTTCTGGTGGGGTGAAGTTCTGGCCTTGTCTCTTTACAAAACTGTTCCCACTCCAATGGAAAAGAAAAATCATTGGCGAGGCGTTTGCCGCGCTGTGAAGACTTCTTCAATTCCTTTTCCTTTTCCATTCCATTCCCTTCCATTCCCACTGGTAGTTCTACCGTAGTAGTGCAGTAGTCTTCAGGTATATTGCATAACTCTTTGATTTTGCTAGGGTTTTTCTTATTAATTACCTGATGTTTAGAAAAGTTGTAAATATGTCCATATCGCTTGCCGTCTACTCCTTGAAATAGCTGGATATAACCAATACGAAACAGTTCATCCACCATTACCGTAATAGGACGGGAAAGTTCCCGTAGTGGAAATATGTCTGATTCAATCAGTTTAGGATGAGCATTAAAGTAGCCTTCATCATCAGCATGGTTAAGCAAACCAATTGCCAATAAAGCTGCTTCAGGGCTTATGGTCGCAAGATTTTCATCACGCCAAAAGTCAGGTTTTATAGTTCTAATTCGGGCCATTATTCGCTCCTAATTTTGTTATGGCAAACACCACAAAAATATAGGAATGCTTTCTTCCCGCCATATTTAAACTTTGCTCTGGCTATTTCAGCAGCGTCTTTAACTTCAAAATAACCAATAGATTTAAGAAATCTCTTAATGCTTGCAAGCCATCCCCTATCCATTCCGCGCTCTGGGCTTCCAGAATCAATAATGTCTGCAATAAGCCACATTTCAGCTTCCAATCGGTCCTCTTGTTCTTGCATAATTTCATAAAAGCCTTTGATTTGCGCTTCCTGTTCAGCAATTTCAGCAGCTTTTTCTTTAAGACTTTTGGGAATATTGGTCAAAACATTTGCACCTTTACCAATATTGCATGGCTGACAACTGGTTATCAAATTGTCAATAGTGTTAGTGCCACCTTCAGCCACAGGATGAATATGGTCAACCTGTAAAACTACTGTTGGAGGAGTAGCACCGCAATAGGCGCAAACGAATCCATCACGCTTGAATACATCAAAGCGCAATTTCTTGCTTAGAGCTTTTCTCATATTTTTCCACTTTTTAATCACCCTTTGAAAGAAACAATCGGCAGGAGAAGGGTTAACTCTTTTCGGTGGGGTAATTACTCCTCACCTAGCCGTGTTTCAAAAATTATACTTTACTTGGCGATCTACGATAGTCCTGTTGCTTTGGTGCAACACCACCAAGATGGTAGTAGTTGCAATGTGGGCATTTGTAGATTGCCAAACCTGTTTCCCTGCGCCTACTGCTAATCATTTCAGCAGCCGAATGCGTAGGATATTTAAACTTCCCCAAACACTGGGAGTCTTTATCGGTGGTGTATGTCATGCTTTTCCGTAAGCGTTAATTTGTGCAAGCTTGTGAAGTCTCTCATTGTTTCGCATCTCAAGCATCTTCAATGTTGACATCATATTTGCTTTTTCTTGCTTTGTAAAAATAGTTGATGGACCGCTGTAGTCCCATCCTGATTTAACTTTGTTTGGCTCAACCTTAAATTTTGGTTCACTAAGTTTGTAAAACTTTACTTCTTTTGTTTGTGTACCAAATTTTCTAAATTCACTGTGCGAGTACTCAATTATTTCTTCTGCTTCCAACTCATCACGAATATTTTTTACATCTACTTCTTTGTATTTACCTTTGATGTTACAGCGAATAGCTCTGTAAGACTTAGCGCCTTTTTCTAGTTGCTGTAAAAACATTTGTTTGGCGTGGTAATGAGACAATTAAAACTCCTTTGTGTTGAGGGAACGAAGAATAACAGAGTTGCAAAAAATCAACACAACAATAAAAAAATATTTACATGCGTTAAAAATTTGATACAGTGTGTGTTCCTTAACAACTGGAGATTGTCCTTATGCACACACAAGAACTTAGACGTAAAGCACGTTTGCTTTACAACAACTCTTTAGTTCCAGCAACCACAAATCAATATAACCAACGCAAATGGGTTCGCTCCATTTTGAAGCTTGGTGATAAGTGGTTGCTTGCTAAACAAATACAACGAATTAACTGATTAGGCATTCAGCAAGCCTTTTGATTGCTGTTTTTTAACTGGAGAATGAAATGGGATTTATTGCAAAAGATAGTGGTGGCGAAGGCAACTTCAAAAAAGTACCACCGGGCGTTTATGTAGCTAGATGTTACTCACTGATTGACATGGGTACGCAAGTATCTGATGGTCAATACGGCTCAAAAGAGCAACACAAAATCCGCATTGGTTTTGAAATCTTTGGCGAGGATGACAACGGTAGTCCACTTACCATCGACATGGATGGCAAGATGATGCCTCTGACCATTAGCAAGACATACACACTGTCACTGCATGAGAAAGCTGGACTTCGCAAAGACTTAGCTGCATGGCGTGGTCGTGACTTTACTGAAGAAGAAGCTAAAGCATTTGATGTGTCTAAGCTTATCAACGCTTACTGCATGGTCAACGTCACCACAAGTGAAAACAACGGTAAGACATACACCAACATTGCTGGCTTAACTCCATTGCCACAAGCATTGAAAAATGCCAAACCAGCACCTGTGCATGACCCTGTTATGTTTGACTTAGACCAGCCTAAATGGGGAATCTTTCAACAACTGCATGAAAAGCTTCAAGAGCAAATCAAGAAGTCACCAGAGTTTGCTGTTGCCGCTGGTAATGCTCCTTTACTTGAAGATGCGCCATTCTGATGACAAGCCTCTACCAACTCTCTCACGATTTTCGCTACCAACTTGACGAACTCTTTGATGAGAATGGCGAGGCAACTCCCGCCTTTGAAGAGTTCCGCATGCAACTTGGCAACAAAATCAATCAGGTCGCTGCCTATGTGCTTAACTGTGAATCTGATGCTGCTCAGTGTAAAGAAGTAGCTGACAGAATCCTAGCCCGTAAAAAGGCTTATGAGCGCAAAGCAGAAAGATTGAAGCTTTACCTTGCCGAGAACATGAAAGTGGCTGGAATCAGCGAAATAAAGGCTGATGATAGGTCTTTTACTGTAAAGCTTTATCCAGAGCGTGATGATTCAGTACAGATTGATGACGGTATTGTTTTTCCTATTGAGCTTTGCAACATCAGAGCGCCTGAACCCAGCAAAACCAAAATCAAAGCTGCCATCCTAGCCGGCGAACCAATTATCGGAGCTAGGATTATTAGAAAAGACAGGTTGGTTATTAAATAATAACGGGGGGAAAGCGGATGCTGTGGCAAAGTTTAATCTTAGCTTGCGATTGAACACAGTGCAGCGAGTACCCCCACCTACAGGACAAAATATGACAATAGAAATGTATGAATATGAAGAGACAACAAATTCTTTTTGTGAATGTTGCGGTCAAAAAGTTAGAAAATTAAACCCCCACCGAATGTGCAGAAAGAAAGTTGCACTTTTGGAATTTATTGCTAAACAGCATGATTGGGTAAAAATTTCTACCGGCACTCAAAAACAACTAACTGGGGACGCTGCCGTTCTAGCTTTGAGATTGGAATGGTTTGGCTTGGTAGAGCATGGTCCAATTCGCTCTGGACTTTACAGGGCTACCCCAAATGGAATAGCGTTTCTTAAAGGCAAACATTCAGTACCAAAAGTTATATGGTGTAGAGATGCAAAAGTAATTGAATCAGACTCAACACTTATTTCAATTGCAAGCGTAAAAAATGTAGTGTTAGACAAAGAATACTGGGATAACTACTACATGTTGCAAAGAGAATATTAAAATTAACTAAGGAACAAAGCCCGTTCATCAATCCTGCGGTTTTGAAGACCTCTAAGTACTTTGCCACCAGCCATACAATACTTTAAGAGTTCTTCAGCCGCACCTTCCATGTCGCCACGCAACACCTTTTGACGCATGGTTGACCTTTGCAGTGTGCCAAGTCCTACGTTAAAAGAAAAGGATACAAGCGCATCAAACTGTCCTTGAGTAAGAGGCACAGGACAATAAGTAGCCACGCCTTTCTCAAAGCGAGCAAGGTCTGCCCTAAGTATTGCATCTACTTCCTCCATTGAGTGTTTACGCATGGCCTCTGGTGGCGGCACAAAGGCATCCCGCTGGTCTATCTTAAGCTTACCCTGCTCTGGAAACATGACATGCCCCACCCCGACAGTCCAAAGCTTTGCTGGACATTTATAAGGGTTTTGCCTTACACCTTCGTGATGACGAATCATGTGCAAGCATTTAGCTGAGATTTTCATTTGCCAAACGCCCGACCACCAAAGTGGAAAGCTATGATTGAGGCAAACAAGGCTTGGGTGTCAGAGTCCCACAGCATCTCAGCCAACTCGGTGAACGGTACACCACGGCTCCAGCCATAAGCAAACAAACCGATGTCAATAAACAACAGCAGGAAGAAGAAACCGTAGGTAATAACTGGACGAACAGAAGCGCGAAGGTTCTTCATCCATTCGCTAGTGCCTTCGTTTAGGCTCATATCGTGGGCGTAGACAGCTTGCATCTCAGCTTGTTGTGCGCCAATCAGCACCTGAGTGGTATTGGCTGCACTCTCGGTAGCCAGTTGCTCAGATTTGATATGTTCAATACGTTCCTGTGCTTCAAACCCTGCTTTTCGCAGTTCCAGCTCACGGGTGATCTGCATCTGGGCAAGATTTAACTCATGCTTTTTATCCGCCCGGTCTTGGAAAAATTCCAGAATCTTGGGCAAACCGCCCATTAAAAACGAAATTAGTGTTGAGAGTAGTGTCAGCATGATAGTCCTTTACTGTTTACTTTTACTAAGCATAGTACTTGCAATTTGCAACATGCCTATGGCTTTGGTTAAATCTCTGGGTTCTTTTTCCCATCCGACCGTAATCTGTCCAACAAACCGGCCCTGCTCTGGCGGCACACTGACTCGGCATCCAAAGGTTACGCCCTTGTCGATATACCATAGCCCAATCTCGCTTTGAGGCGCGGCATATTCACTACAGGGTATTTCGTTAGCCATCAACGCAACCACATCACGGTTGTTTGCAGAACTCTGTGTAAACAATCCTACATCTAAACCTTCATGGGTTCTGTCCCTGCCCTCGCGGGTATACGCACGGTACAGCACCCTTGTGCCAAACAAAGGGTTGACTTTGAATATCGCAACCACCGCCG